TTGGCGATGCTGATGCCTGCGCTAAAGTCTGTGTTCTCAATCTTCACCGCCGTGGCCACCGACACGCTGCCGGTCTGGTCAGTGTTGCTGTACGCCAAGATGTACGCGCGGCCGGCAAGCGACAGGAACGGCACCGCCGTGGCGCTGTTGCCAATGGCGCTCGCCGCCACCTTCCTCGACGTGGCCGCCTGCACGACCTCGAACAGCTCCGTACCGGCCAGTGGTGTGGTCGCTGCGGTGAGATCCGTAATCTTGACGTTGGCCATGCGGTGACCCTCTTAGGTGATGGATTGCTGGGTAATCGTCAGCCGGATCGTACCCGTGCCCGACGCCGTATTCAACCGAACGGCGCGCATCAGCGTTTCCGTGAACGCTGTCTGACTAGTCGTGGCGCCCGTCAGCGCCGCCACCGGGTGAGCCACGGCTAGTGGCGTGATTGCCGAGTTGAACGGATCTTCGTTGGTGTACTGCACGCTGTAGTTGGCGGTGCCGCTCAGAATGTTGACCGAGATGGTCGTAACCTGATTGCGGGCGTAGATGTCCAACGGGATGTAGTTGCCCGTGGACGCTCCGCTTACGGTGATCGTCTGCTCAATGGGACGCATTGGCGTGTCCTTTTATGCTAGAGAGCAGGCCGAGCGCACTTCCATTCGCCCGGCCTGCTCTCAACCGATTACGCGACGGTCGTTCCGTAGTTCGAGACGATCATCCAGCCCTGCGTGGTGAAATACTGAAGCACCACGGCATTACCAACAGCCGTGAACGTCACCGTGGCGAAGCCGGTTGCCGCAACGGGCGTCAAGGTGCCGTCGCCGCCGTCAACGATCATAATGATGGTCAGAAGCTGGCCGTTTGTGCCGGCAGCGAGCGTCAGGGCGTTTACGCCAGTCGTGGTCAGGCGGACAACGTCGGTGGTCAGCGGAACTGCACCGGCACCTGAACGGGCGCCAACAGTACCGATAACGCGGCCGGTCAAGTCACCCGTGACGTTGCCAACGACGTTGCCAGTGACGTTGCCAGTGACGTTGCCAGTGACGTTGCCGGTGATGTTGCCGGTGACGGCGCCAATGAAGCCATTGGTCGAGGTTACCGGACCAGAAAATGTGGTCGAAGCCATAGCTCAATCCTTATGCACAAGTCGCTCGTCAGTCTGTGCAACGTCCGCTAGGCCGGTCTGACGAGCTAGGTTTATCCTAGATCGAGCGCACTGTATCACACGCCACACCAACAAAAAAGCCCCCGGAGTTTTGGCTCCGAGGGCTTCATTGCATCAAAGCCCGAGGACTACACCCCGGGTGTGCCAAACACGCCGCGCGGATCAGTCCACCCGAAGGCATAACGCTCTGTTGCCTTGTAGCGCATGCTGTCGGTTTCGAAGTCGCCTTCCATGGACTTTTCCAGACCACGGCGGGTTGCGAGCTTCAGACCTTCCGGCGCATCAGTCTGCACCCACCATGCGGTGGCCGAGGTGATACGCGACAAGTTTGCCTGACCTTCGGTCAGCAAACCCATTGATTTCACAGGGTTAATATCATTATCTGCAGTGCCGGCACGCAGTACGCTCTTCAGCAGCACTTCGGCTTGGAACACGTTAGACGGACCTGTGACGATCTTCTTCGGCGTCAGGCGGATACGCTTGCCATTGTTGTCAATGGCGTTGCGGATCTGGATCAGCAACTGCTCAAGTGAGGTCTGCGACAGGGCCGCAGAAGTGTTGAGCTGATTGCTGAACGTGGCACCGTTTGCCAGCGGGTGATCCGTGGCAACAAGGGACTTGCCGTCGCCGCCAACAAACGAAGCGTTGAACGCACGGTTCAAGATGTTGGCACCGAGGGTTTCCTTCGTCTCAATCAGCGACTGTGCGAGGTGACGCGCATAGGTCTGACCAATACGAATGTGATCGCCATCTTCCACGAGGACCTTGGTCAGGGCGAAAGCCAAACCGTAGACCTTGTAGACGTAGCGCTGGATGAAGAGCACACCACCGGACTGGTAAGTGACCGGCATGCCGTCTGGCAGTTCCGGCGCAGCGCCGAAGCCGTACAGAACGGGCTCCTCGTGGTAGTTGCGAGGGATGCCCTTAAAGGTCTTGAAGACCTGAGCATACTCGTCCGCCCGCTGGTCGTAGATCCCGTTGAACTCTTCGTTCAGGATCGGTTCGACAATGGAGCGGAAATCAGTTGAACGCATCGGCGTAGCCATGGTTCAAGCCCTCCTTAGATGGCGGCCACATCAGCGACGAACTGATGTTCGCTGATCTGGACATTGACGGTGAGGAACGTATCCGTAGAGGTATCTTCGACATTGTCGCTGAGACCAATGAGACGGACGGAGGCGTTCGCGGCGGCCGACGCGATATCAAGAGCAGCCGACGACAACCCGGTCACGGTGTTACCCACGAGCGTGTTGGCGAAGTTGTACTGCTTGCCGATGTCAGCGGTCGTGACGTTAGCATTCGTCTGCACTTCGTAGACGATAGTCGGGTCAGACGTGACATAGGCGGTGATGGTCGTGGCGGCCAGTGAAGCGGTCCACTTGTTGCTTACGCGATAGCGACCGTCGCTATCGGTAAACTCCACACCCTGAAAGGTGCCAATGAAGGCTTCGCCCGTTGCCGCAGCAACGATAGTGCCTTCAGTTTGGCCGCCCGAAGTGGCGGGAGCAATCCGAACCGGCTGGTTCTGGAAGATGTTCACTGCGTACCCAGTCGCGATGGTGTAAGCCACCGGACGGATCGTACCCGAGGGGTGCGACGAGGGACGCAGGCCGAACGGCTGAGCAGTCGTAGTCATAGCCATTTACCTCATGATGAGTGGAAATCCCGCCGTCAGTCAAAAATGCCTCTGGCGGGGGCGTGGTTACCAATTTCCTGCATTGCGTCACTCTCGATCAGCCTGCCACCGGAACGCTCGGCCTGATCGCGCATAAGCTGCGCGGTGTCCTCGAGCTTTTCCTCTTCACGCAACGGTGCATCGTGGTGAGCTTCCTGCATGTACCTGAGATACAGGGACGTGGGCAGCTTAGCCGCAATCATCTCGTTGACCATTACGCAGCCAACATAATCACCCGTCTTCTGGATGATTAAATCCATTCCCGGCACGTCCTCGGCGCGGATCAATTCATAACCCATGCGCGAGCGTGACTGGATGGTGTCGCCTGAGTTGGACGTTGTGAGCCAGCAAACATGAAAACCCGGGATGTCGGGCAAGTTCGGAAGTCGGTCGTTATATAGTTGCATTCGGAACATCTCGAGCCGTTCGTCCTCAGTGTACGCGCGGTTCTCTGTCGCCAAGCGATCAGTGTGCCCACGGGTGCGACGGCTATCGCCCAGTTCCTTTTTAAGGCGGTCATCCATACGAGGTTCGTTCATTAGCTCTCTCCTTTTCAGCGAGCTGATCGTTCACGGTCGTAGGCTTGATACGCCTTGAGCTGAGATGTCCGGCGAACCGGGTCGTCCCATATGCCCGCTTCGATCATAGCAGCCTTCCGTTCGGGTGTCACTACCACTTCGTTACGGGTGCGCGAGGGGGTGTGCTCCCGCGTGTTGCCCGTCGGTGGCGCCTTGCGGCGGGGCGCGCGGTTCTGTGCTTGACCGTCGTCGTCACTGACACGCGCAGCGACGCGACGCGTCAGCTCGTGCCAATAGTCCTCGGACGCTGGGTTCCAGCCTTCCGCCGCCAGCGAGTTGTCGATGGCCTTGGTGATGGCGCTGTCCTCGTCGCGGCCCTGCGGGTTGTACCACTGGTTTGCGTCCATCCACTGCTTGGCGTAGTCCACGACGCGCGGGTCGGTGCGTGGCGCGGTCGCCTGCTGCGCCTGCTGCTGCGTCTGCTGGTGCTCGTAGACCAGTTGCTCCGCGCGCTTCTTGGCCTGATCGCGGATATTCTGGGCCTGCAGCATGTCAGCGCCGTTGCCGGCCTCAATGGCGCGCACCATGATTTGCTCGGCCTGCTGCGCCTCGTGCAGGGCCTGCTGGTAGCGCTGCTCGATGGTCTGCGCTTGCTGCGTGTAGGTCTTGCCCTCAATGGCCTGCACGCGGTCGACCAGCTCGGCATTCTGCTGGCGCAGAAAGTCCAGTTCGCGCTTGGCGTTGTCGCGGGCGCGCTTCTGCAGCTCGCGGCGCTTGCGGCGATCACGGCCGCCCTGCTTGCTGGTGATCTCGTCCTCGCTGTCGTCCTCGGACATAGCGAGGCGCTCTTCCTCCTCCTCCTCAACAGGCTCTTCCTCCTGCGGGGCTGGGAAGTTCTCGTCCTCAGTCTCAATGACGACGAGTTCTTCCTCTTCCTTCTCTTCAAAAATGTCAGCCATGACCGGCTCCTTTCAGCCTTATGGATTACACATAGGACTTCATCGCGAGCGGATCGCCCGTGACGCGGCCTATGAGGTCCAGATCGTTAAAGATTACGAAAATGACCTCTTGGTCATCGTCGACGCGCACTGTCCACTTGTCGCCGCCGTACTTGGGGACGCGGACAAAGTCCCCCGCCTCGCACCACGAGCCCTCGGGCCATGGCTGTTGCGTGTTGCGGTTCTTGAAGGCGAGATCGCCAACAGTCACGACCTTGGCCACTTGCGTGTTCCAAGTTTCGGTGTCCTTGATGTCGCCTGTTAGGATAATGCCGCCGGCCGTTTTCTGCTTGGCCAGACGGAGCTGACACAGCACGCGGCTGCCAAACGGCGTTACGCCCGGCTCGATTGCCGGGAAGGCCTCTTCGAGGCTGCCATACGCAAATTGTATTTTGTTTAGCACGTAGTCTTGCACGGGTGCTCCTCCGCTCAAGGGGTTAAAGGTCAAAGGCCTTGCGTTCGCTCTCCGCCACCGTGTCGAGTAACGCGGTCTTGGCCAGCTCGAGGCCTGCGTACATGCCGACCACCTTTCCGTATTCGAAAAGGTCTCGGCCTTGAGGCTGCTGCAGCGCATCGCGTGCCAGATCGGCCTGCGATTGCTCCAGTCGCTGCAGCAGGGTCTCAATTCTCATGCAGGCGTCTTCGGCATTGGCGGCACCTTGGGCATCTCGCCCATGGCCATCCGCTTGTGCTGCTTGACGCCGTCGCCCCGCTGGGCGACATCGCTGTTCTTGGGTGTATCCTTAGCCATATTTGGCCTCCTTACGGTTGCGGGTTGATGCCTGTGCCCGTGGACACGTCAAACCTCTCGCCCGAGGCTATTTCCGCTGCGGCGAGTTGCATCGCGGTTTGATTGTCCTGCATGTTCATGGCCATGCGCGCGTCGAGCTCGGCCTTCTTGCGTTGGTCCTCGCGGTCCTGCTTCATCTGCTCGAGCTGCATGTTGATCTGCGCCTTGGCGGCCTCGAGCTGCATGCGCTGCTGCTCCATCTGCATGTCGGCCTGCAGCTTCTGACCATCAGTCTGGGCGCGCTGCTGGTCGCGCTGCATGTCGGCCTGCACCTTGCCCTGCTCAAGCTGCATGTTGGCCTGCTCGAGCTGCATGTTGGCTTGCATCTTGCTCTGCTCAAGCTGCATGCGCTGCTGCTCGATCTGCATCTTGCCCTGCTCAAGCTGCATGTTGGCCTGCATCTTCTGCCCCTCGATCTGGGCGCGCTGCTGGCTGTCCTGCTGCTGGATCTGCATCTTCTGCTGCTCAATGGCCAGACGCGGATCTTGCGGCATGCCGGGCTGCTGCAATTGCTGTATGATCTGCTGCACCTGCTGGATGACGGGCGGCAGCGAGGCAAAGACCTCCGGGGCCTTCTCGACGACGCTCTGCGACGCTTCGGCCAGCATGCGGTCAAAGGCCTGCCGCGCCTCGGGCGTCTTCAGCTCCTTCATCGTCTTGGTGACATCCTCGCCGGCCTCTTCCTCGGCCAGCTCCAGCACCGACGAGACGTACCACAGGGCGATGTGCTCCTTCAGGTGGCTCAGCATCACCGGCAGGTAGACTGGCGCGATCAGCGCGTTCTGGCCCAGCGCCGGGTTCATCATATACGCAAGGTGCGTCTTCAGGTGGGCGATGTGGTCCTGCGTTGGAAAGGCGATGATTGGCCGGCCCAGAGACGCCGCCACGTTCTCGTTGACCGCGTTCTGCTCCTTCGGCATCGGCGGCGGCAGCAGGAGCTTGTCGGGGTTCGGGATCTTCAGCGTGTCGAGGATGCGCTCCTCGACGGCGCGCTGATCGTAGAGCTGCGGCAGCGCCGCCGCGCGCTGGGCCACGGCCTGCACCTGCGCGAAGCGCTGCGCCTCGCTGAAGATGTTCGGGTCGGACACCGGCACCACGTCGAGCGGGCCTTCAAAGTCCTGACGCGTGGCCAGTTGCTCGCCGATCTCCTCCTTGATGTCCTCATCCTCAAGGTACATCGCGTTGAGGCGGTGCAGGATGCCGAGCATCTTTTGCATGCTGTTGTGCATGCGGGCGTGGATGGCGGAGAACACCACCATGCCCTGCTCGATCTTGGCGAGCGTCGTGCCCACCGGCGCGTTGGGGTTGCCGTCGGCAATGTCCTCCATGCTGGTGCGGACGACTGCCTTGCCGGCGTCGACCAAGAAGCCGAGCAACTGGAACAGCACCGGCGACGGCTGGTTGTACGGCAGCGGCATGATCAGCTTGCGGATGTCGTCCGCCGCCAGACCGCCCTCAATCTCCATCACCTGCGTCGGCTGGATCTCGAGGCTCTGCCCGCCCTTGCTGCCGCCCTTGAGCTTGAGCATGGTCTGGCTGTTGCTGATGTGCGCGCTATCGAGCAAGGCCCGCAGGGCGCCCGTCGCGGCGGCCGAGATGCCGCCCACCATGTGCGGCAGGCCGATGGGGTACGCGCCGCGCCACGGGATGAACGGGAACTCAACGAACCACTGCAGTTCTTCCTTCGCCTCGTCCAACTCGTCCCAGTTGCGGTAGATCGACAGCACCTTGCTGGTGACCTTGTCCACGCTGATGATGTAGGGCAGCGCCTCGCCGTCGTCCTCGATGTCGGCGATGATGTA